TGAAGTTTTAACAGACACAACTTTTATTCGTGTCTTTAGAGCGTTTGTAGAAACCGCTGGAAGCAGCGGCACTGCCGCAGGTAATATTTACATGGGCAATGGCGTAGTGTCAGGGGGCGTTCCTGCTACGGTTTATGCAAAAATTTCACTTGGTGAAAATCAAACATTAATGTCGGTTTGGACCGTGCCAGCAGGTTACACAGCATATTTAAGTCAAATTGATATAGGAACAGGAACTGCCAACAACAACCAATACATTTTTGCAAAAATTGTTAATCGTCCGTTTGGCGGTGTTTTTAGGTCATCAATAAAGGTTACCATTCAAACTGGAGAAAGTGTTTTAGATTTTCCTGCTCCAGTTGTTTTTTCTGAAAAAACAGATATTGAAGCAAGGGCAAATAGTTCTGGGTCTAACAATGCAATTTATGCCAACATGTTTATATTTTACAAACCAAATTAACTTGAAAAATTTGTAGAAATAACGGATAAAATAGCATGGAACCAAAAAAATATTTAGCAAGATTAGAGTCGCTAGAGTCAGACAGGCGCAACTGGGAATATCATTGGCAAGAAATTGCAGAGGTTGTATTCCCCCGCCGCTCTGATTTTGTCACATCGGTTGTGCGCGGCGAGCGCAAAAACACTAAAATTGTGGACTCTACTGCTGTTTTTGCTAACGAACTTCTTGGTGCTGGCTTGCATGGTATGCTAACCAACCCAGCGTCAAAATGGTTTAAACTGCGCCTTAGCGACCCCCGTTTAATGGAGGACGCTAATGTTGTTTTGTGGCTAGAGGAAGTTGAGCGATTAATTTATCTGTCTTTAAACTCGCCTAGGGCGTCTTTTGCATCACATATGCATGAATTATATTTAGATCTTACTGCCTTTGGCACGGGGGTTATGTTTATTGGGGAGGGCGAAAAAGACGGAGAATTGTTGTTTTCTACTAAACATTTGAAAGAGTGTTACCTTGCAGAAGATATGCAGGGTTTTATTGACACGGTTTACAGAAAATTTGAATACACTGTTCGTCAGATTGTGCAAAAATGGGGATACGATAAAGCTGGCAGGGCGGTGCAAAAAAAATATGACGAAGGGAAATTTGATGAGAAATATGATGTCATCCATGCAGTTCAACCTCGCAAGGATAGAGATCCTAATTCACTTGACCGTTCTCAAATGCCAGTTGCGTCTGTGTATATGTTGGCAGAAGGCGAAGTTATTCTTGACGAAGGCGGCTTTGAAGAAATGCCGTATGTTGCGCCACGCTGGTCTAAAGTTTCTGGTGAAATTTATGGACGCGGCCCCGGCGTTTCATCTTTGCCTGATGTTAAAATGTTACAACAAATGGCTAAGACTGTCATCAAGGCTGCACAAAAAATTGTTGACCCGCCGCTGTTAGTTCCTGATGACGGTGCATTAAATCCTGTTCGCACAGTTCCTGGTGGCCTTAATTTCCGCCGTTCTGGGTCTGACCCTATTACGCCTTTGCAGACTGGCGGCAATATACCTATTGGCATGGAGATGATGAACGAAGTGCGTTTGCGTATTCGTTCGGCATTTTACATTGACCAACTGCAACTCCAGCAAGGCCCACAAATGACGGCCACAGAAGTTCTTCAACGGCAGGAAGAAAAACTTCGCATGATGGGTCCAGTGTTGGGTCGACTGCAATCTGAAATGCTAGGCCCCATGGTCGAGCGAGTGTTTAATATCTTAAATCGAAACAATAAGTTTCCACCTGCGCCAGAAATTTTAGACGGCGCTGAGTATGATGTTGAATACGTTTCGCCTCTTGCAAGAGCACAACGACAATCTGAAGCTAATGGGCTTCTTCGTGTGTTTGAGATTGGCAACCCCATTATTCAATTACAACCCGAATCTGCACAAATTATTAATGGAGAGGACACGATCCGATATTTGGGAGATTTGTTTGGCGTGCCAAACAGTCTGTTCAAATCGCCGGAGGAAATGGCGCAGATTAAGCAGCAGCAGCAAGAGATGATGCAGATGCAGCAAGGGTTACAAGCCGCAGGTCAAGGTGCGGATGTCCTCCAAAAACTCACACAAGGTGCATGACAAACCGTTCAAAGTTAACGCAACGGGCTAGCGACTATAAAATAACATTTGGAACGCCTGAAGGAAAACGTGTCTTGAATGACATTGTTGGACATTGTTTTGTTCTGGATACAACTATAGCCGAAACACCCGAAGCTACCGCTTTTAATGAAGGAATGCGTAATTCTGCATTAAGAATTATGTCTATTCTTCATTATTCACCAGTTGATTTTTTACAATTACCAAAGGAGATTGATTCAGATGTCTGAAGAAATTGAACAAGAAGACGCTTCTTCCGAGGCTACACTTACGCCAGAAACGCCTTCTACTACGCAAGAAAACTGGCGCTCTGCTTTGCCTGAAGAATTGCAATCTAATCCTAACCTAGAAAAGTATTCATCAGTTGAGTCCTTGGCTAAGGCTTACATTAACGCATCGTCAATGTTGGGCCGGGATAAACTAAATATGCCTAAAAGCGACGAAGAGTGGGGAGACTTTTACAATAAAATAGGCCGACCCGAATCTCCTGACGGGTATGAGTTTGAATCCCCACAAATGCCCGAAGAGATGCCAATTGACGAAACTATGATGAGCAACTTTAAAGAAATGGCGCATCAAGCTGGCTTGACAACAAAACAAGCAAACGAATTGCAAAAATGGTATTTTGGGCAAATGGGTGAACAATTTGAAAGCATGGTTCAAAGCTCAGAACAAGAAATGACTGAAGCGCAAAACGCCCTTCGAAAGGAGTGGGGCAGTGCCTATGACAACAAATTAAACCAAGCAATGCGAGCCGTGCGCGAGTTTGGCGGGCAAGATCTCGTAGATTCTTTAGAGGAAGCCGGAGTTGGGAATAATACTGCGCTTATTAAGGCTTTCGCAGAAGCCGGAAGCCGGATTATGGGCGACAAAAATCTTGCGGGCGACAATGAGGGCGGCAGAACTCCAGCAGAACTTAAAGCTCAAATTGCCAAAATTCAAAGTGATCCAGCGTTTTATGATGCTGAAAACCTTGAGCGACCAGCGATGGTGCAAAAAATGCAAGCTTTAATGGAAGAACTTCATGGAAGGGATATTATCGGTGAGTACACTGTCGGACGTTACTGAGGTAAGATTGCGCGTCCTAGATATATTGGGGCGACATGCTAGTACAACTGATTGGAGAGATGTTGACAATTTGGCAGAAAAAGTTAGAATACTTTCTGACTTCTGTATGGATGCAAGAACCATTAAACCTCCCGCGAGGAGAACGGTGAAAGCGCCTAGCAAAAGTCCAAAAGGCTAGGATACCGACTATTGTCGCCCAAGCGCTTTAGTCTCGCATCAGGTTAGGCCGGATTAATCCGATACCCTATTGCCAAGCGGGTTTTGTTTTAATTCGTCTTAACTTTGATGGAGGGACAAATGTCCATTCAAATTACCACGGCATTCGTTGAGCAGTATTCTGCTAACGTTATGCACCTTTCGCAGCAGAAAGGTTCGCGCTTGCGCCCTGCTGTTAGCTCTGAAACGGTTACTGGCAAAAACGCATTTTTTGAACAGATCGGTTCGACCACCGCTCGCGTTCGCCCGTCGCGCCATGCCGACACTCCGCAAATTGACACGCCTCACGCTCGTCGCCGAGTTTCCCTTGTTGACTATGACTGGGCAGACTTGATTGACAATGAAGATCGTGTTCGCATGTTGATTGATCCGACTTCTCCTTACGCCCAGGCTGCTGGCTTTGCCATGGGTCGCGCAATGGATGAGCTGATCATTTCCGCCGCTGACGGCACGGCTTATACTGGCGTTGATGGCTCGACGGCCACTGCATTTGACACTAGCAATATTGTTGATGTGCAAGTTGGCTCCGGTTCCCCAGCAGCAGACGTAGGTCTTAACGTTGCTAAACTTCGCGCTGCTAAGGAAATTCTTGACGCAAACGAAGTAAACCCTGAAGAAAGCCGCTTTATCGTTTTGAACGCAAAGCAGCTTAAAAACCTGTTGGCTGAAACGGAAGTTACAAGTTCCGATTTCAACGTGGTAAAAGCCTTGGTTCAAGGTGAAGTTGATACCTTCATGGGTTTCAAATTTATTCGCACTGAACTTATTGGTGTTGATAGCAACGCTGACCAAAAGGTTCTTTTCTTTGGGCAGGAAGGCATTAAGCTTGCTGTTGGCTCAAACCCAATGGCTCGTATTTCGGAACGTGCCGACAAAAACCATGCAACGCAGGTCTTCTATTCCATGTGCATTGGGGCAACCCGCATGGAAGAAAAGAAGGTCGGCTACATTGAATGCGACCCTAGCTAAGGAGGCTTAAAATGACTGTTCTTTATAGTGCAGAAATGAACGGGTTGCTTAACACCGTTCCTTCAGAAGTTGCAGATGGCAGCAAGGTTGATGGCAACGTTCGCGTTAAGCGGGCCACCATTACCCTTGATACCCAAACCACGTCAGACACGATTGTTATCGCCAAAGCAAAAGCTGGCGAAAACTTCTTGTACGGCGTAATGAATAACAGCGCCACGCTTGGCACTGCAACCGTTGCTATCGGCGTTACCGGGACGACCGGGAAATACCGTGCTGCAGCGGTTAAAACCAGCACCACGCCGGAAGTTTTCGGTCCTGTTGCTGCGATGACCAAGCTGACTGCTGACGAAGAAATCTTCATCACCATTGCTGTTGCCTCTCTTCCGGCATCCGGCACGTTGGTTGTTGATCTGTATTTCTCAGCTACCTAATGGTAAGGGGCGGTAGGAAACTGCCGCCCCATACCTTTTAATTTGGAGGGGTTGATGGCTTCCGAAGTTCAAATTTGTAATTTGGCTTTAGCTAAAATTGGCGACGAACAAATTACCTCTCTTACAGACAATTCTAAATCTGCTAGACTCTGCAATCTTGTGTATGAGTCTTTTCGTGATTCTGTGCTAAGAGCGCACCCATGGAACTTTGCAATTAAACGAACTGCTTTAGCAAAATCAGCCGACATCCCCGCCTTTGATTACACAGCGCAATTTGCTTTGCCGACAGATTTTTTGCGGATTATTTCGACAGATCTTCTTAACGATGAACAATACAAAATTGAAGGAAAGTTTCTTCTTGCACATTCGTCTGCCGTTAAAATTCGCTATGTCTCTAAAGTTACAGACCCAAACGAATTTGATTCGTTATTTATAGAGGCGCTAGCAGCGCGAATATCTGCCGAGCTATCCATAGCAATAACAGACAACAGAACATTGTCAGTTGATTTGTTTAACCTGTACGTTTCTAAATTAGCTGAGGCAAGAAGCATTGACGCCCAAGAGGGTACGCCAGATAACATTACTGCAGATCTTTGGTTGGGTTCGCGTCTCTCTTATACTAATCCGGTAGACTAATGCCACAAGCATCAATAGCTCTTACAAACTTTACGGCAGGTGAGCTATCTCCACTGATGGAGGCGCGTGTCGATCTTGCTCAATACCAAAACGGGTGCCGGACAGTTAAGAACTTCTTAATACACCCTCAAGGCGGAGTGTACCGTCGAGGAGGAACAGAGTATATTGCTAGCGTCAAAACGCCCTCTAAAAAGGTCAGGCTGGTGCCATTTGAGTTTTCTGTCACTCAGGCTTATGTCCTTGAGTTTGGCGAAAATTATATTCGGTTTTATGCCAATCAAGCTCAAGTTGTTACAGGCTCGCCATCCGCGCCCCTAGAAGTTGCCACTACATACACTGAAGACCAGCTATTTGATTTGCAGTTTGCCCAATCTGCTGACATTCTTTACATCACTCACCCCGAGCATGACCCTGCAATTCTGTCGCGGCAATCGGCAACATCATGGACTTTGGCCGACATTGTTTTTGAGGATGGCCCATACATTGAAGAAAACATTACAGACACAACTTTAACTCCCAGCGGCACCACGGGCAGCATTACTATTTCTGCATCTGCCGTTACAGGGATCAACGGCGGAGATGGGTTTGTTTCTACGGACGTTGGTAGGCTTGTCCGGATTGGTCATGTGGCATCCGCGTGGGCAGCCAGCACGGCGTTTTCTGTTGGAGATATTGTTAGAAATAACAACAACGTGTACGAAGCTACCAGGGCCGGGACATCTGCTGGTTCAGGCGGGCCGTCTGGCGAAGGAGATGCAATTGTAGACAACACAGTAACGTGGAAATATGTTGCTGATGGCGGAGTTTATTATGGTTACGCCAAAATAACAGCTATTAATAGCACTACTAATGTAAACGCCACTGTGCAAAATACATTTGCAGGAACCTCTGCTGAAACCTCTTGGCGCCTAGGTGCTTACTATGGCGGTAGCTATCCGCGTTGTGTGGCCTTTTACGAACAAAGATTGTTTTTTGCTGGGTCAACAGACAACCCTCAAACTTTGTGGGGGTCAAAAAGCGGGGACTACACAAACTTTACACCTGGATCTCTAGATGACGATGGCGTTACCTACACCATTGCCACAGACCAAGTAAATGCAATTCAATGGCTATCGCCAGGGAAAGTGTTGGCAGTTGGCACAGCGGGCGGTGAGTTTAAAGTTTCCGCATCCACCAATGAAGAAGCACTTACCCCAACTAACGTTCGTGTGGCTAGAGAAACAAGCTTTGGGTCAGCGGCAATACCTCCACAGCGGATTGGGTCTGTTGTCTTATACATTCAAAGGGCGGGGCGCAAAGTAAGAGAGTTTGTGTACGAGTTTGCCTCTGATGCATATGTGTCCCCAGATCTTACGCTTCTTGCTGAACACATAACTGAAGGTGGGATTGTTGAGATTGAGCATCAGCAAGAACCCGATAGCATTTTGTGGTGCGTTTTAAACACTGGGAAATTAGTTGCCTTAACATACCAAAGAGATCAAAAAGTTGTAGCATGGCATCAGCACGAAATAGGTGGAGTTTCCAATGCCGCTGGAGCTTTTGCAAAAGTAGAAAGTGTTGCTAGCATTCCTGGGTCCGAACAGGACGAAGTCTGGGTGGCAGTGCAGCGCTATATTAACGGAGGGGTGGTTAGGTATATTGAGCGCCTAAAAGTAGGTTTGGAAGACACGGCATCAAGTGAGCAAGCCTTTTATGTGGACAGCGGCCTTACCCTGGACGTGCCAATAACAATTACTGGAGTCTCTAAAGCTAACCCTGCAGTGGTGACGGCTGCATTGCATGGTTTTAGCAATGGAGATTATGTCGATATTCGAGACGTTGCCGGAATGACTGAGCTAAACGGAAATCGTTACATTGTGGCTAACGTTGCAACAAATACGTTTGAGCTTACAGATCTCTCTGGAACCAATATAAATAGCACGGCTTTTGCTACATACATTTCTGGCGGCACCGCTAGAAAGGCCGTAACAACCATAAGCAACCTTGACCACTTAGAGGGGGAGTCTGTGGTTATTTTGGGGAACGGGGCTGTTCAATCTAATCAAACAGTTTCTAGTGGTTCAATCACTCTTCCGACAAGGGCTTCAATCGTCCATGTTGGGTTAAATTTTGTCAGCGAAGTAGAAACGCAACGCCTAGAAGGGGGGTCCGCTGACGGTACGTCGCAGGGAAAAATAAGACGCATTCATGAACTTATTTTGCGGCTTTATCGATCCTTAGGAATTACAGTTGGAAAAATTGACAGCAACTTAGATCAAATACCATTTAGGGATAGCTCAGATCCCATGGACGCTGCACCAGCTTTATTTACAGAAGATTTGCGCGTTGATTTTTCTGAAGGATTTGATCGCAAAGGTACTGTATACTTTAAACAAACACAGCCTTTGCCGTTAACTGTTCTGGGCGTGTTTGCTCACATGAAGACGAACGGATAATATTATGAGTGCCGATCCACTTACACTAATGCTGATTGCCAGCGCAGCCTCATCCGTAATGGGCGGGCTGTCCGCAAGATCTGCCGGAAAAGCAAACGCTGCTGTTAATCAATACAACGCCGCTGTCTTGCGACGGGACGCAGACATTAAAGAGCAAGCGGCTAAAAGTGAAGCGGAACTATTAAGGGAGAGGGGCCAAAAGGTTATAGCGACAGCAGGGACAAAATATTTAAAGTCTGGCGTTGAAGTGGCTGGAAGCCCTGTTGAAGTTTTGGGTTCAATGTCCGCTGACTTAAAGCTAGATGAGCTAAATACTTTATACAAAGGTGAATTAGAATCTTTAGCTCTGGAAAACCAAGCTAGAGGACAGGAATACCAAGCGAGGTTGGCAATTCAGCAAGGCAACCAAGCGTTTAAAAGCGGTTTAATTAGTGCTGGAGTTTCTCTGGTGGGGGCTGGGTTTGCCCAATTTAGCGCTGCATCTACTGCAACTACAAAAACTACCTCTACAGCAGTAAAGTCTGGAGCCTTGAAGTCGCTGTCTGGCCCGGGAACTTTGACGCCGTATGGAGGCGTTAGGTTTGGAACTGGCGGCAGTAACTTGCCGTATGGAATGCTGGGAGTTTAAAAAATGGCAAAAATACAAGTTTACGAAAGAAGCCAAACTCTTCCTGCAACTCGCGGCACGGCGGGGCCGTTGCTGACGCCTTCTTTTAGAGCGGAAGACTTTAAATCCCCAGTGGGGGCGGCCTTTGAAACAGCAGCCAAAGTTGCTCCACAAATTATGGAGCAAAGGGATAAAGCATATAAACTAGATATGCGCCGAAAAATGACAGAAGACGAGTTAAGCATAACTCAAGAAATTATTGACTTAGAAAAAAACGCTCCTCCTGGAGCGCCAAACCATACAGAAGGCGTTCGCGCCATTGTAAATAAGTACCGCTCGCAAACTTTTCAGGATATGCCTAGCAGGTTTGAGCCTGAGTTTTCAGCTTTGTATGCTGGTATAGCTAGCCAACACATTTCAAAGGGAATGAGATTTGAAGCTCAAGCTGTGGGCAAAAAACAAGTATCTGATTTTACAACTGCCCTTGATAACATTGCAAATACCGTCGCTGCAGACCCAAACGCCTATCAAAGCGGATTGCAAATTGCAGAATCTATGGCTGAATTTTTGCCACCATCTATGCAAGAAGAGCAAAAAAAATCTGCCGCCGAGATTGTAACAAATTCTATGCTACAAGGTCAGCAAAGAACTATTCAAACGCTGGATCAAGCAAAAAACTATCGCAGACTTTTGGAGCGACCGGATATTCAAAAGTCTATGTCGCGTCAGTCATATGAAACAGCATTAGATTTTGCAGACAAGCAAGTTGATAAGTTTGGCAATTTAGAAGAACGCAGATTTATTGATGACCTTGGAGAAATAAATCGACAAATTGCTGCTACGGGGCAAAATCCATCTGGAATGAGTCGCGAAACAATTGTTAACAGTATTACAGACGAATACACCAGAGACAAAGCCTTAGAGCAATTTAATCATTCTGTAAACGTGGGGGCGGCAGTTAATACTTTAAAAGATGCCACTGGTTCAGAGGCTTTGTCTATTGTGCTAGAAGCGCAAGCAGCAGTTAAAACCGCTGATCCTTTGAACTACGACGAAGCTGTATCAAAAGCGAACGCCTTATCTTCTGCTTACAATGCTAGAGTGCAAGCCCTCAAAGACGATCCTGTTAACTATATTAATAACAACAACCCTGGGATTAAATCCTTAAGGGATCAGTGGATTAATTCTCTTTCGGATGACCCCGATTCAGCCGACGCCAACAGGGAGGAGTACTTAAGCACAGCAATTAAGGAGATGGAGCGTTTAGGCTTGGGGAGCGGAGAGATTAAAATTATGACATCTGCAGAAACGGCGGCAGTCCAAAGAAGTTTAGAGGGCATAGGGGCTGACCCGGCGGGTGTAGACAAGGCGTTTCAAGTTCTTGCAAGCGAGCGGCTTAAATTTGGCAAGTACTGGCGCTACGCTCAAAACCAGTTAATCAAAGAAAAAGCATTAACCCCGGCACAAGCTGCAGCATCTCGCGTTATGAGTGTTGGAGACGGATTGATTTCTAGAAATATCCTTACTGCCGCATCTACTCCAGACCTTAAAGTTCGAATTAAGAACGAAAAAGGAATTAAGGATGCTGATGTTGCTAAAGAAGTTTTTGATAAAATGGAAAGCTTTTTAAGCACCGTTGAAATAGAAGACCCTACAACTCAGGCTAACATTGATGCTGCAAAAACTTTAACTCAATATTATATACTTAAAAAAGATATGTCGGTGTCTCAAGCGGCCCGCCTTGCTGCTGCCGATTTGTTTGACAACTATTATGATTATGCAGGAAGCGTAAGAATACCTAAAAGCGCTGGCGCTGATATTCCACACACGCGAATTGCTTTAGAGTATGTTAAAAACAATCTTCAATTGTACAATGTAGTTGCTCCTCCGTATTCTGGGCCTGAAGATCCAGAAGAGGCTCTTAGGTTAGCTATGGACTCTTACGCCGATAGCGGCCAATGGGTAATGGCAGCAGGAGATTCTGGCGTTGTATACGTGGACGCTGTTGGGCGGCCAATACAAAAAAATGTTAACGGGAAAGTGCAGCCGTTTTATTTTTCATGGTCTGAGTTGGAATCTATTGGCAGACAGGCTCCAGTAGGCTCATTAATGGCGGGCGCAGAAATTGTTCGAACTGCCAAGCCAAAACGCCCACAAGACATTCCTTCTGCACCCTCGGAAAGCTTGTATGAGCGTGTTGTCCCCAGGAACCCGTAGGAAAAATGCACAGTGGTTGAACCATTAGCCAACCTTGGCCCAACAACTAGCGCAGAGCTAACGCCATTAGAATTGCTTCCCGCAAGCGATGCTGAAGTGTTGCGCGCCACACTTGACGATACTTTAACCAGAAACCCTACACCTAGCCTATATCGTTATTTGTTTGATACTCCCGATCCAGATGAAGGAGAGATTATTGACGCAAATTTAGCTCGCCAAGAACTTGAAGAAGAAGGCCTTAATTTAACAATTCCAGACCAGGGAATATCACAGGCATATTTTGATGTCCTTAGGCAGCGAAAACGAAAAGAAGTTTCTCTGCAAAACATTATGGCAAGAAGCAAGGGCGGGTTTGCGCTTGGCGCAGGTCAGTTTTTAACTGGCCTTGCTGGATCTGCATTAGATCCAGTTAACATTGCTTCTGCGTTTATTCCAGTAGTAGGGCAAGCGCGATATGCCAACATGATTGCTAGGGCCTCTGGTGCGGTTGGACGCGCCGGGGTAAGGGCAAGAGTTGGATTAGCAGAAGGTGCAGTTGGCGCCGCCTTAGTAGAGCCTATTGTTTATGGAGTAGCTCAATCAGAGCAAGCCGACTATGACATGTATGACAGCTTAATTAACGTAGCGTTTGGGTCGGTGCTAGGCGCAGGTCTTCACCCAGCCGCAGGTTTTTTAAAAGATAAATATAATGTTCGACTAGACGCTGAAGGACTGCCTGTTGTTACAAAAACAAGGGAAGCAATTAAAGGAATAGAAGGGGATTTTTTAAGGCTTTCCAAGCAAGACAAAATTCAAATCATGACTCGCGCTATTGAATTAGAAGGGGTAGGCCAGAAGGCCAACGTTCAGGCGTTAATTGCAGCCAAAGTAGCAGAATTAGATGCAAAAACTGCAGCGGTAGAAAAAGCACCATTGCCAGCGGACACTGCTCCAGAAATTTTAAATAGAATACAAGAGCTTAAAAACCAGCGAGCTACGGTAATTGAAGACTTACAAGCCATTCAAATGGCAACGTCAGATACAGACGACTTTGTTATTGCTCAAATGCCGGAACAACAAAAACAAACAGTAAAAAATTTGCAGGAAAAATTTACAAACTCTAGGCTTTCTCGGGCAGAGAAAAAGAAAGCGCAGATTGAATACAACAAAATTATCTCTCGCGCCAAAAAAACTCAAGTTAAATCAGCTCTTACTAACAAAACGCAAATGATAGCAAAATTACAGCAAGAGCAAAGGCGGTTAACCAAACAGATTAATGACCTGCATCCAGCAGAAAAATCTGTTATTGACCCCAAAAAAGATGTTTCTGGAAATACCAATCGGCTAAACGAGCTTAATAGAGCGGCGATTGCCGAGCAAGCAGATGCAATGATGCCAGAGAACTCTAGAATTTTTGATCAAGAAGATATTAATGCGGTTGAAAGTTCTGTCGAGGCGGACGGATTGGATGATCTTGATTCATTAATTCTGGATGCTGAGGAGATTGAGGCAGAGGCTCAAGCTAGGGCAATTAGAAATAATGAAATTTATGAGCCTGTAGGTTTTGATGTCGACATAGACGAAGCCTTAGAGGCGGCAAGAACGTTACTTGATTGCAAGAGTGGATTGACATGAAAGATCAATGCGTAATAGCGCTGAAAAAAACACTTCCTAATATCTCAGATAAAGTTGCTAAAGATTTGGCACAGGAGATACAGGCAAGGCTAGCTGTTGCCGAACGCAAAGGTGAGGACTTTGACGCCACCATTAAAGATGCCGTTCAAAAAATTGCTGATCGCTTAAAGCGTCAAGCGGCAATTAGGAAACGAAATTCGGCCAAGGATTATTTGGCGACGAAACGTTTAGAAGATTATGTTTTAAATACGTGGGCAGATGACCCGTCTGTTGGGTTTGAAGCCTTTGTCGGCGGCGTTAATTCAACTCGGACAAACTCAAGGCTATCTGTGGACTCGGCCCAAAGGCAATTGGTCAATCAATACATTGGCGGATTTATTTCTAAGTTAACTAAAGAAGACTTAATGTCCATCTTGAGTTCTAAAAAATTTGAAAAAGAATTATTTCTTGCATCAGAAAAATTATCTCGCAACGAAGACACATCAAAAATGACACGAGAGGTTGTTAGAACAGCGGAAATTATTAATGAGGTTACTGAAGCTGTCAGAAAAGATTTAAACCGAGCGGGCGCTGACATTGGAAAATTGCAAAATCGCTTTATACAGCAAACTCATGATAGATATAAAATACGAAAAGCTACGAAGGAAGAATGGATTGCTTTTGTTAGCGAAAGGTTAGACTGGGATATTACAATGCCGGGGCTAGATCCCGCTGATCGTGCAGACACCCTGGCAAGAATATATTCAGACTTCTATACGGGAAGTCATCTAAAGTTTGACGGCCCACCCCAAGGCTCTGCCCGAGGCGTAAAAAACGTAGCAAAAAATATGGGTAAATCTAGAGTCTTGCATTTTGCAAACGCCGAAGCAGCTTATGAATATCATAAAAAATTTGGTAGCGGGTCAGTCGCCGACGTTGTAATGGGTGGCTTAATGCGAGGCGGAGAAAATGTTGGCCTTATGAGAAGGCTAGGTCCAAATGCAAAACAAAATCTTGCAAACGCATTAGACAATGTCGAAAAAAAGTTAAGAAACGAAGGTGACGAAAAAAATCGCGTTGCAGTGCAAAAAATAAGAACATGGGCATTAGAAAAAATGATGCCTAATTTAGATGGCTCCGCTCGCATTCCTGGCTCTGAAACTGCTGCAACAGTGGGGGCTTTTGTCCGGTTTACTCAAATAACTTCAAAGCTAGGGTTAGCTGGCGTTGCGGCTATAGGTGACATTCCGTTGTATGCATCAGAGGTCAGCTATCAAGGGGGCGGGTATTTAGGCGGGATTGCTCAAGCATTTAAAGGCTTAACTAGAAAAAGCTTTACTGCTGAAGAAATAGAAATTTTATCTGAGATGGGGGTTATTGCAGAAGCCATGGCAGAAGCTGTGTCTCCAAGATACGACATATCATCCAACGACCCCGGACAACTGCAAAAGCTAACTGCTTTATTTATGAAGGCAAACGCACTGCAGTTTATGACAGACAGATTAAGGGTGTCGTTTGCCTTAGGAGCGTCTCACAGGCTTGGCCAAAATGCACAAAAAGCGCACAGCGAGCTTAACCCAGAGCTTGCTAGGGTTCTTGGCTTGTTTGGTATTGACGAAGGACGGTGGAATTTAATTCGCAAAGCCTCCACTAAAGAAATGGATGACAGAACTTATTTGACAGCAGAATCTATTGCCAAAATAGATGATGCAGAATTTTCCACTTATTTAAAAGAACAGGGCACAAAGCCTACAGCTAGAAAAATAAGTGATTTAAAAGAAGAGCTTCAAGACCAATTAAAGTCTTATTACCATGACCGTTCTACTCATGCCTCCTTAGAGACCGACTCTAAAACTAGAAGTTG